GATGATCCAGATCTGGATGACCTACTCAACGGTCTTGGAATATCATTAAACTAATATGGAAGGACTTATTAGAAAGATCGTTGTGGGTAGAGACCCCAAGGATGCTATGGCCTACTACGTGGGCATGAGAGCTGGAAGGGGGAATGTCAGCGCCATCGTTTTGGACGCCGAGCACCTACACAGGCACGGATCAAAGAGATATCTTGTATATTTGCAAGAGGAGGACGATTCACAGGTTCTGTGGAAGTCTATCGACAACATGCCGTGTATGATCGAGTTTGATCTAAATTTTTAACTGTGGCCGAAAGAAAGTATCCAAATGGTGAGCTTATCCCAGCATCATTGCCAGATGCTTATAGAAGAGGTAACAACGCTAAAAACTGCGCCAACTGCGGCTTCTACGTCGCGGCTGCGTCCTACTGCACCAAGTGGCAGGCCCCAGTAAGATCGGGCTATCTGTGTAACTCGTGGAAGCGAAATGAGTCCTCCTCCATAAAGCCAAGAGCAATATCAAATCAATCAAATATTAGAAATGTCAGAGGATACTAAGAAAGCACCAGAGGGACTTGGCGATACTATCGCTGAGATTACCAGGGCTACTAGAATTAAGAACCTTGTTGACCACATCAGCAATGCGACTGGTAAGGACTGTGGTTGCGCCCAAAGACAAAAGGCGCTCAATAAGATGTTCCCATACGGTAAGAAGTGAAGACATTTGACTTGTTCATCGTTGAACTGGAAAAAACGGTCAACGATACAATCACTACCGACTCAGGACTTGAGCTCTATATCGAGACAAAGTTTGAGAACGGTGAGTTCGATCACAGAGTCACTCAGGGGCCAGTTGTGGCTGTGCCTTTTAAATATGACACTGGGGTCAGCATCGGGGATATTCTATACTTTCACCACCTTGTCGTCATGCAGGAGGGGCAAGTACTTACTGGTGTCGACAATCACTACTTTGTCAAATACGGCACTCAGGCTATTGGTAATCAAGCTATTGCGTATAAAAACAAAGATACTGGCGAGATAAAATGTCTTGGTGGTTGGTCACTGCTTGAGCCTATCGAGGAGGAGACCAAAGACTCTAGTGTTATTGAGATCGTTGATCTTAAAGAAAAGCTCCCTACAAAGGGCCGTGTTGTTTACACATGCGGAGACGGTACAGCTGATGACGTGGACATCAAGCCAGGGGATGTGGTTGGGTTCAAAGAGAACCGAGACTATAGAATCAAAATTGATGGCGTGGAGATGTACAGAACCCGCGCTGAAGATCTTCTCTATGTCGAAGAAGAAGTTCACGACGATTGAGGCTGCCCAGCGACTCATGTACAGCATGGAGGTCGCCATCAACAATATGATTGATGAGGTAAAGAAGCCTGTCGATCCAGAAGCGGGTGGAGCTGCTAGAAAGGCCGAGCTCCAGTCGATTAAGCAAACGGCCACGGACTGTAAAGAGCTGCTGGTCGAGCGACAGCGTCTTGAGCAGATGATTAAAGATTTAAGGGACAATGGACAAATTGAACAAGCCAAAGACTACTCTGGAGGTTTTGCTGAAAGATTCTCTAAATGATTGGAAGAAGATAGTCTGGCAGTACAACAGGATTGATTATAAATTCTGGGAAGAATCTTGGAACGAAGAGTTTGAGGACTGATGCCTATCAAAGATCTAGATGCTAGAAAGGCCTACAACAAGGCGTATCAAAAAGAGCACTACAGGAACAACAAGGAGTACTACAAGTCAAAAGCCAAAGCCTCAAAACTCAAACAAAGGGTGTGGAATAGGGCTTTTGTTGACAGGGTCAAGAGGCTTCTTGGATGTGTTGACTGTGGCGAGTCCAACCCTGTAGTCCTAGAGTTTGACCACGTAAGAGGTGAAAAGGCTGGAAACATAGCCGACATGGTACACAGACCGCTTTGTGTCGATGCAATCAAAGAAGAGATTCGTAAGTGCGAAGTGCGTTGTGCTAATTGCCACAGAAAAAAGACCTTTGAAAGAAGGAACGCATAACCGCAAGTATCCCCTCAAGCTTATACCTTGTAGAAAGGGTAACTGGTCACATGTGGGTTCAAGTCCCACCTTGCGGACAAAGTAAACGTGTCGTATATTTGAGCCATGCGCGTCAAGAAAAAACGCAACTACAAGAGAGAGTATCGCCTCTTCCACAAAAACAAGAAGGCTAAGAAGGCACGCGCTGGAAGAAACTTCCGACGCAGGAGGGCCGAAAGAGATGGTAGGGTCTCTAAGGGAGACGGAAAAGACCTGCATCACTACACGGTCGGAGGGAAAACCATGACAAGGATTGAGTCAGCCTCAGTAAACAGGGGCAGGTCTGAGGCCTCCAGGAGGCCAGGTAGTAGCAGAAAATAAACTAATGCACCTGTAGCTCAACTGGATAGAGCAGCGCACTTCTAATGCGCAGGTTTCAGGTTCGAGTCCTGACAGGTGTACAAATTAAATACAATGGCAAAGGTTCAAGTATCCACCTACAAGTCTAAGAGAGTGAGACGCAAAGGCGTTCACGCAAAGACAAAATCATCAAAGAACAAGTCATCAAAGAACTACACTAAGCGCTATGCTGGTCAAGGTCGATGACTATGATGAGGACGTTATCTCAATTTGCCCCAAGGCTACAACGGGAGAGGTTGTTTCAATCGGTGATCTATACATTGCACTTCCCGCTCAGCCTCCCAAAGAGGAAATTGAAGGATATGGACGTCCAGACAACCTGCAGCTGTGGGAGAGGTCTCCTATGCCATCAGAGCTGTCTCGGATTAAGACTATGGACGAGTGGAGTGAGATGCCGCGAGAGTTCAGACAAAAATTTTCTCCGTATATCGAAGAGGAATTTCGCCGTAGGCGTGAGGGCTTTTGGTTTTTCAATAACGGCAAGCCTACATATATTACGGGCAGGCACTACATGATGCTGCAGTGGACCAAGATAGATATAGGATTTCCTAACTATCTTGCATTCCAGCGCGAAATTTTTCTACACATGGCCGCGTGTGAGGCAGACCCGAGATGTATCGGGCAGCTCTATACGAAGTGCAGACGTAGCGGGTACACTAATATCTGCTCGTCTGTGCTCTTGGACGAAGCCACGCAGGTTAAGGATAAGCTTCTCGGGATTCAGTCGAAGACTGGTAAGGACGCGCAAGAGAATATCTTCATGAAGAAGGTGGTTCAAATGTTTCGTCACTACCCCTTCTTCTTTAAACCAATTCAAGATGGTACCACGAATCCACGCATGGAGCTGGCTTTTCGCGAGCCGAGTAAGAGAATCACGAAGAAGAATAAGAGTGCGCAGACGGGCGAGGCTCTTAATACGGTCATAAACTGGAAGAACACTACGAATAACGCATACGACGGAGAGAAGCTTCATCTCATGTACTTGGATGAGGCTGGTAAGTGGGAGAAGCCTACAGATATTCGGGATGCATGGAGAATCCAGCGCACCTGTCTTATCGTGGGTAGAAAGATCGTGGGGAAGGCCTTGGTCGGGTCCACCGTCAATCCTATGGACAAAGGCGGTAGAGAGTACAAAGAGCTTTGGAGAGATTCGGATCCCTCCGAAAGGAACGCCAACGGAAGAACCATATCGGGACTGTACCGACTCTTTATCCCAGCTCACAAATCCCTCGAAGGGTTTTTTGATGTGTTTGGAAATGCTGTGTCTTATGATCCGCCATCAGCAGTAGAGGGGTTGGATGGTGAGGACATTGTCATTGGTGCTAAAACATATCTCAAAAACGAGAGGGAAAGCCTCAAGGGAGATCCATCTGAGTTAAATGAGGTAACTAGGCAGTTTCCATTTACCACCGACGAGGCCTTCAGGGACAGTATCGAGGGAAGTGTATTTAACATCGGGAAGATTTACGAGCAGGTACAGTACAATGACGACCTCTTTCCAAATCCTGTTGTTCGTGGAAATTTCGTATGGAAGGACGGTGTTCAGGATGGCAGGGTTGTTTTTTCTCCAGATGCCAAGGGTAGGTTTAGGGTTTCTTGGATGCCACCCAAAGACATGAGAAACGTATCTCTAACAGATCGAGGCAAGCGTATTCCACCTAATGCAGAGCTGGGGGTAGGCGGGGTTGACTCCTACGACCTTGACGCCACCGTCGATGGACGGGGGTCGAAAGGAGCGCTACACCTGTACAACAAGTTTCACATGGAGCATCCATCGAACATGTTTGTACTGGAGTATGCGTCCCGTCCGCCTTTGGCTAAAATTTTTTACGAGGATTGCCTTATGGCCGCTTTTTTCTACGGTTACCCACTGTTGATTGAGAACAACAAGTACGGTATTGCAAGATACTTTGAATCAAGGGGTTACGATGGTTATTTAATGGATAGACCATCCCATTTATCATCTGGGTCCTCTACCATAAAGGTCAAGACCAAGGGCATCCCATCAAACTCTCAGGATGTAATTCAGTCTCATGCTCATGCGATTGAAGGATATGTTCATGATCATGTTGGGATCAACAGAGAAACTGGCGACTACGGCAACATGTATTTTAACAGAACGCTAGAGGACTGGATTGGTTTTCAGATAGACAACAGAACCAAGTTTGACCTTACAATCTCCTCTGGACTCGCTCTACTTGCTGCGCAAAAAGTCAAATCAAAGCCAAAGAAAGACTTCTCTGAAGCCAAATTCTTTAGGCGTTATAAGCCCATAGGATGATTTGTTATATTTGCACTATAATCGGGATAAATGTACAGCAACTCTAAGGCCAACAAATCTTTCCCTGATCCTCTACTTCCTGCTGAGAAAAAAGCGGATAAGAGGTATGGGATGAAATACGCTAAGGCTATCGAGGCCCAGTGGAGGGGTTCATCCGATAAGAACTCGCTCCAGAAGCGTAGAAGAAAGATATTTCAAAGAAACAGAAAGTACTCTCTCGGCATTCAGGACACCTCCATCTACAAGAGGCTGTTGAACAATGTCGACCCCAACTCAGGAGACGGCAGCTTGATGAATCTGGATTACACTCCAGTACCGATTCTGCCCAAGTTTGTTCGCATCGTAGTTAACAAGATTCTTTCTAAGAATCCATATCCCAACCTTGAGGCTATTGATCCGTTCTCTTCTTCGGAAAAAAACAACGAAAAGCGTAGGATCAAAAATCAGGTAGAGCTTAGAGATGAGCTTAAGAAGCTTAAGGAAGCCACAGGGGGTCTTATTTTGGGCGATGATCCAGACAAGCTTCCTGAGACTATGGAGGAGGCTGAAATCTACCTCGACAGCAACGTCAAGACTGACGGTGAAATCTCTGCTCAGATTGCAACGAATCTTACGCTTTCCTGGAACAACTTTAATGACGGCATATTCAGACGTTGCGTTAATGACATGGTTGCCCTTGGTATGTCTGTTATTAAGAGATCTAACGATCCAAACATAGGTATTCGTGTTGAATATGTAGATCCAGAGAAGTTTGTGCATAGCTACACAGAGGATCCTTCGTTTGACGACCTTGTATACGCTGGCCATATTAAGACCATTACGATCTCTGAGCTTAAACGCATGGCTGGGGATCAGTTGTCTGAGGAGGATTACCAGAAGATTTCTCAGAAATCAAAGGGTACTGGAGTAAGCGGTAATGCTACGCAGTACGATGACCTTGGTGACAGAACAATGTACGAATACGACGAGTACACGATCGACATCCTTGAGTTTGAGTTTCTGAGCGTTGATACCATGTTCTTCGAGGAGAAGGAGAACAAGTTTGGAAATAGTAACTTCTACTACCAGGGCTTCTCTCAAAAGGTCGGGAAGGACAGCGTGTTTGAGGCCTCCCCAGAGAAGCTTCAGATTGAGTGCATTTACGGTGGCATCTATATCATGGGGACTGATCACTTGATCAACTATGGTAAGCAGTCCAATATGCCTAGAAACATTCACGATCTGTCTAGAGCAAAGCTTTCATATTCTGTGGTGTCTACGAACATCAACAGAATGATGCCTAAGTCGATGGTTGATAGCTGCGTTGGTTTTGCCGACATGCTCCAGCTTACACATCTTAAGATTCAGCAGGCTATCGCCAAGGCAAAGCCTGATGGACTTATCATCGACATCGAGGGGTTGGAAAATGTGCAGCTCGGAAAGGGCGGAGAACTCCAGCCGCTGGACCTTCACGATATCTACGAGCAGACTGGTGTATTCTATTACAGAAGTAAGAATCCAGATGGCACTGGTCAAGCACCTCCTATCAGAGAGATTGGTAATGCGATCAGGAACATCAACGAGCTTATCGCTCTTTACAACCACTACCTGAGACTCATTAGAGATACTACGGGTATCAATGAGGCTATGGATGCGTCTTCACCGAAAGGTGATGCGCTGGTCGGTGTTAGACAGCAGGCTATCGCTGCAGGAAACAATGCCATATATGACATTACGAATGCGTCGATGATCCTTTACAAAAAGGTGTGCAGCGATATCGTTAAGTGCCTTCAGATTATCCCTGAGGGGTCTGTTATCTCTAAAGCCTATGAGAACGCTATTGGAAAGGAGAACATGACAGCCTTGACATCGTTCAAGGATCTGCCAATGTTCAACTTCGGTGTTCAGGTGGTAAAGGAGATGGAGACAGAGGATAAGCAGTACCTGGAGCAAAGCATTCAGGTTGCGCTCGGCCAGAAAGAGATTGACCTTGAGGACGCCCTGATTGTGAGGAACATGAAGGATGTGAATCAGGCAGAAAGGCTTCTTATGGTAAAGCGCAAGAATCGACAGAAGCAGCAGGCTCAGGTCGCTCAGCAAAATTCTCAGCAACAGGCTCAGGTTGCCCAGCAAGCAGCTCAAGCTGCGGCACAGGCTAAGCAGCAGGAGCTTCAGACAGAGGCTCAGCTTGAGATGCAAAAGATTCAGGCCAAGACTCAGTCGGAGATGGAGCTTGAGAAACTTAAGCATGAGCACAGAAGAGAGATTGAGATGATTAGGGCGCAGGCCACGCTTGGATTTAGAACTGAGGATCAGGAGTTTAGAGAGAAGCTTGAGACCATGAAGGAGGAGGGTAAGGTATCCCGCGTTGATCAGCAGGCCTCTCTTACCAGCAAGCTCATCGCTCAGCGTCAAGGACAGGGTGGCCAGTTCGAAGAAATGGATGAAAACATTGAAAACAATCTGTAATGAGCCAGGTGAATTTTGACGTAGCGCAGACCTTAGATATTATCTGCGTAAAAGGAGACACATTCTCTTTAGATCTAACCCTTAAGGATTCGTCTGGTACGGCGATCGACATTACCAACTACGTGTTCTACACGCAGGTCTTTGATGGATCAAAGCTTCTTATTTCTACGACGGACTCAAAGGACAGTGGGCTTCAAAGAGTTTCTGACGGGAACATCGTTGTGACCAAAAACGCTGATCAAACAACAAACACTGGGAAGTTCAACATCTCAATAACCTCCGCCGTAATGTCAAACATCTCTGCGGGTGGCTATATATATGAGATTCAAATGAGCACCACTGGTGACGTCACTGGTGTGGACACTACAATTTTGAAGGGGGCGTTTGTAGTTAATCAAGACCTGGCACAACCGAGGAGGTAATGTCTGTTGTTGACGTCACAGCCCCTACGAGCTACCAAATTACCGTATCCGCACCTTCACTATATTTGTTGACGGAAACAAGTCCAACAACATACGTGATAACCAGGCCGTAATGCAGCTCGTCAAAGAAAACAAGAAGGGGAGAAAGGGAAAAATGCCC